TCTTTTGAAAGGAATGCAATTGAATCACAAACATCATTTGAAGATGTGTTGTTGAATGCCATCAGACCAAGGTCATGAAGTTCACTGATTTCAGTTGCAATGTTTTGGTTGTAAAAAGTTGAATTTGTCATTTCTGTTTTCATTTAGTTGATTAATATGCTGCAATATACACACTTTTGATTAATTACCAACAATAATCAACAAAATATTTTCACTTGTTCTTTTTTGTACCTTGTCATCATGAAAAGTGAACATTTTTTTGAGAAAAACAGGAATGGATCAGTGACTGAAAATGTCAAAACAAGTGACAAAATCATCAGAATTGTTGATGAAGTTGAACAAATGTTGTTGCATAAGAACAAATCTTATGGTGATTCTGCAACCAAACCTGCAAACATATTTGCCAAAGGAAAAGCATCTGAAAACATCTGTTGCAGAATAGATGACAAACTGATGAGGATTAAAAATAAGGGAATAAATACAGACACAATTGACACAGTCAAGGATTTGATTGGATATTTTGTTTTGTTGTTGATTGCAATTGAAGATGAGAATTGAGTTAGCACCATTTCCAAAACCAAGGATGACACAATCAGACAAGTGGAAAAAAAGACCTGTTGTTGTGAAGTATTGGAATTGGAAATCTTCATTGCAGGAATATGGCATCAACTTTGATTCAGGTCAGGTTGATGTCATTTTTTTTGTGCCAATGCCAAAGTCCTGGACAAAGAAGAAATGTTTGGAAATGGATGGAAAACCACATCAGTCAAGACCTGACATTGACAATTATTTAAAAGCTTTGTTTGATGCAGTATGTTCTGAAGATTCACACATTCACAAAGTCACTGCAAGGAAAGTGTGGTCAACAAAAGGAATGATTGAATTGAACATTTAGTTCATTTTTATATTTAAAGAAAAGACACAATGGAAATGACATCTGAATTTTATGGAAAATTGTTGGTGGCTGCAAGGAACATCACAAACAATCATCAAGACCATGAAGAACTTCTTCAGGAATGCATGGTTGCACTTTATGAAAAAGACAAAGATTTCATTCAGGAACTACATGACAACAAATCATTGCAATTCTATTGTGTCAGAATCATGTTGAACATGTGGAATTCATCAACATCTTCTTATCACTACAAATTCAGATTTCAAAAGAAATTCATGTTTGAATTCTTTGAAGGTGTTCCTGATGATTATTGTCCAAGCAATAAAAATGTTTTGACACCTACAATTCAAGAAATCAGAAACCAATTTCACAATGACTTTCTTGATGATGCAGTTGACACTATGCATGAAGTTCTTGGTGAATTGTATTGGTATGATTCAGAACTTTTCAAATTGTACAAATTTGGATCAAACAATGGAAAAAGATGGACATTGAATTCACTTGCAGAAAAGACAGGAATTTCAAGAACATCAATTTTTGACACAACACACCGAGTGATGAAATACTTGGACAAACGAATGAAAGAAGAAACAACACTTTTGACCTATGACATTTAAAAGAACAAACATATTCATCAAATTGAAGAACTTCACAATTGCAGTTTTCAAACACATTGCAGATGGATTTGCAAAGACATCAATTGAAACCAAAGGAAGAAGACTGTCAAAATGTTTGGATTGTCCACATTCCAAAAATGAATGGTTTGAATGCAGGGTTTGTGGCTGCAGCATCAATGAAAAAATCAAATGGAAATCAGAAAGATGTCCTGAAAACAAATGGAAATGATTGAACTATCAACAGATCAAATTGAAAGACTGAAAGTCCTATTTCCAAAAATAAGGTCAGGAACTGCACAAGACAGAAATGCAAGAATTGAAATGGTTGTTCTTCACAATGACATCTATGGTTCTAATTACAGACCAGACACAGGATGTTCATCTTGTTTGAACACATCATTCCAGGGAATCAAAAAAGTGGCAAAAAAATATAATATCAAATAAAAATGGCAATAAAAACAAAACACCAAACAATTGTGAAATATTATTGTGAAGAAACAAATTTTGAATCTTTTGAAAATCAATATTTTGACATTCCAAAAATTATAAATTCAGACATAAATTTTCAATTGATTTTTGGACATGTTCCAAATTATTATGAAGATTTAAAAAGAGAATTTACACATCAACACAAAAACATTCAAATTGAAAAAGATGCAGAATCCTTGGTCAATTATAGATGACAAAGATAACCATGAATGTTCTTGGTGTCAATATGAATTCAATGCAGAAGATGAAGGTGAATTGATTGTTCATGAAAAGCATTGTGACATTCTATGTGGTCAATGTTTGGAAAAATACATCAAAGAAATTATAAAAATATATAATCAATGAAAGAAGAAACACACAAACTTTTGGAACAAGCACATCACCTTGTCATCAAAGTGACAGGAATTGATATTTCAAAAAGTGAAAGAAATGAAGTGATGAAAGAAGTCCGATTCATTTACAAACAAATCAAAGAAATTGACCTTGATGTTTGGAAATTGATTGACATTGATGACAATCACAAGACAATAAATTCTTGACAAAGTGGACACTATAAAAAAAGAAAAGAAATGAGAAAAAATGACAAAGGAACATTCATTGAAGTGTTCAGCAAAAAGGCTGCAAACATCGGTGCAACTTGCAGAGCAATTGGAATTTCAAGACAGACATTCTACAATTGGAAAAATGATGACCAAGATTTTGCAGAAAAGATTTTCAATGCACAAGAAGATTTGCTTGACAATGCAGAATCAAAGTTGCAGGAACACATCAACAATGATGACAAGATTTGCACAATGTTCTTTTTGAAAACAAAAGGAAAATCAAGAGGTTATTCAGAAAGACAAGAAATTGAACACCAAGGAAAGAATGTGAACATTGAAATCCAACTTGAAAAACCTGAATGAAACCACAGTTGACAAAACAACAAAATGAATGCATGTGGCATTTGTTGAATGATGACAAGACAACTGAAGTCTTGTTTGGTGGTGGTGCAGGTGGTGGAAAATCATTCATCCTTTGTGCATATGCAATCACCATGTGTTTGAAGTATGATGGCATCAGGGGATTGATTGGAAGGTCTAAATTGGACACATTGAAGAAGACAACACTGAACACATTTTTTGATGTCTGTGGTCAATGGGGATTGGTTAGTGGTGAACACTACACATTCAACGGACAATCAAACATCATTTCATTTTTCAATGGATCAGAAATCATTTTGAAAGATTTGTTTCTTTATCCATCAGACAGAAATTTTGATTCACTTGGTTCACTGGAAATCACATTTGCTTGTGTTGATGAATGCAACATGATTGTTCAGAAAGGTGTGCAGGTTCTTGCAAGTCGTATCAGGTACAAACTTGACCAATTCAATCTTGTTCCAAAGATATTGATGACATGCAATCCTGCAAAGAATTGGGTTTATTCTGATTTCTTCAGACCTTGGAAAGATGGCAATCTTCCAAATCACAGGAAGTTCATTCAGACATTGGTTGATGACAATCCATTTGTGTCAAGACATTACAAAGACCAATTGAACAAGTTGGACATAGTGTCAAAACAAAGGTTGTTGTTTGGTGATTGGGAATTCGATGAAACCAAAGATTCATTGATTGAATTCAATTCAATTTCACACATGTTCAATTTCACAGAAAAGTCAAGTGGTGAAATGTTCATCAGTTGTGATGTTGCAAGGTATGGTGCAGACAAGACTGTGGTGATGCTATGGAAAGAACTATCAGTCAAGAAGATTGTTGTTCTTGAAAGGTCATCAGTTGTTGAGGTTGCACAATTGGTTCAGGATTTGATGAATGAATTCAGTGTCAGAAGTTCCAATGTTGTGATTGATTCAGATGGTGTTGGTGGTGGTGTTTCAGACCTTTTGAAAGGAACAAAATCATTTGTGAATAATGCAAGACCATTAATGAATCAAAACTTCAACAACATCAAGTCACAATGTTTCTTCAAACTTGCAGACCTTATCAATGCAGGTGAATTGTCTGTCAATTGTCCTGATTCGAGAATTCAACAATTGATTGTTGATGAATTGTCAGTCATCAAAAGAAAAGACATGGACAAAGATGGAAAGATGCAAATCATTCCAAAAGACCAAATGAAGGATTTGATTGGAAGGTCACCTGACTTTGCAGATTGTTTGATGATGCGAATGTTTTATGAATTGAATCCAAATGTTGGAAAATATTTTGTTCAATAGTAACAAACTAAAAATTGAATTTTTATATTTAAAAAAAAGAAATGAAGACAATCACAATCACAGACAATGACAAGGTGTTCAATTACACAATTCCTGAAACCTGGAAACAAGTGTCATTGGCACAATATCAGAAACTGATGTCAGTTGAAATGGATGAAATGACTGAACAACAATTGATGTTTCATTTGATTGAATCATTGATTGAAATTCCTTCACAAAAGATTGTGGATTTGAAGAAGTCAGATGTTGAAGAAGTTTTCAAACATTTGATGGAACTTGCACAATCCAAACCATCAGAACATTTGAATTTGATTGTTGAAATTGATGGTGTTGAATATGGATTCAATTCAAAGCTTTCAGACATCACCATTGGTGAATTTGGTGATTTGGACACATACCTTCAAGATGGTTTCAAGAACCTTGACAAAGTGATGTCAATCCTTTACAGACCTATTGTTGACAAGGACAAGAAATCATTCAGGGTTGAAAAATATGACTTTGACAAATGTGATGAAAGAACAGAATTGTTCAAAAATAAAATGTCAATAGATTCAATTTATGGATGTCTATGTTTTTTTTTGAATTTAGGTCAAGAATATACACTGACTTCAATCCATTATTTGAAGAAACAAAACAAGAAAAAGGAATCAAAACAGATGAAGAAAGTTTTGGAAACAAGTGGGGATGGTATGCAATCTTTTACAAATTGACAGATGGTGATTTTTTAAAATTGGAAAATGTAATTGAAAGACCATTGACAGAATGTTTGACATGGCTTTCATTTCAAAAAGATATTGAAACAATAAAACAATAGAAATGGCAACAACAAGTGTAATCACATACAATCAAATCCTTGCAGTTTGGAAACAGATTGCAGAAAATCATCAACAAGTCAAGACCTTCACAATCGGTGATATTTTTGAAGTGGATGCAAACACTGTGGTCTTTCCACAAGTTCATTTGATAACTGAACAAGCATCAATTTCAAAACATGAATTGACCTATTCATTCAAGTTGATTGCAATGGATTTGGTTGAACCTGATGAATCAAATGAAGATGAAGTGTTGTCAGACTGTCTGCAGTACATTCAAGACTTTGTTGCAGTGTGGAAAAATGGTGTGACAAGTGCATCACCAACATTCACAATTGATTCACAAGACTACAGAATCAGTGAAAATGTTTCTTGCAATCCATTCACAGAAAGGTTTGACACAAGGGTTTCAGGATGGGTTGGTGATTTTTCAATCACAGTTGATTATAGTGCAAATGCTTGTGTTGTTCCAATTGATTGATTGATTGTCAATGAGTTATGTCAAACACTTGACATCAATTTGACATCAAT